AACCGCCATAATGCAAAAAGCCCACCATTTGGCGAGCTTCTTTGTCAATCAAAGTGAATTACTTACACTTCGGTGACTTATAACACAAAATAGCATATTCACATTTAAACGCAAGTTATTTAATCATTTTAAGCGAAGTCTTTTGTCATGACCTACCAGATAGTAACTTCCTGCAAAAACCATATTGTTAATTGAGCTTCGACTTAAGGTAAATTCTTTCTCCATCTGGCTTAATGACATCCCTCTCACATTCTTCTCTATAAACAACTGCACAGCCACCTTTGCTGAAGCACAAACAGTCGTTGATTTCTTAAAATCCACAATCAATTTCCGCACCTGCTCAGCTTCAAAATCATTAATCTTGCAAATGATCTGGTCCTTACGTGGTGCCACCCCTTTGTTATTTTCAAGAATCAGCCAGTATATTTGATTTACGCCAAGAGAATCCGGCTGATGGCCAGACTTCATACGTGAAATCTGGATGTATGCCCCATACTGCTTAAGCCAATCTTCAATACTAAAACGATCCCAATCCATCACTTCTACCTTAACCATCGCATTCATCCCTATTCCCTCTTAAATCTTGCTTAAATCTAAAATTGTCATTGTTCCCCAATGCACTGCACCGGTATCAATCCAGTAACAGTTATCGCGCTTGCATGGCTTCTGGGTTACCGTATGCCCCATGATTACCGCATCAACTCCTGTTACATGGGTATATTGCGAATTATCATCATTCAGGCGCTCGCGGCCCCACATGGCTAATTCTGTTGGGAAGCGCTTGTGATCAATAATGTGTTGAGCTTTATCAAAATTATTAAGCTCATCCTTAAACTCATCCCAGTCATTCTGCTCAATATGACCATGGACAAAACCGAACTTTTTACCCTTGTGGCTAATCTCTAATGCAATCGGCAGTGTTTTTAATTTTTTAATGATTTCGCGCTGCACCTGATAATCCAGGTCATAAAACCACTCACCACCATTTTGAATATGGCAATTGAAGTAAGAGCGATTAACATCACCCATGATGACCAAATCTTCATGATTACCCTTTACGGATGTAAACCATGGCTCATCAATCAGGCTTACACATTCTTCATTCTGAGTACCTCGATCCACCAGATCACCAACCGCAACCAACAAATCATTTTCAAAGTCGAAGCCAATTTCTTTAAGTCGAGTCATAAGCAGGTTGTAGCAGCCGTGAATATCCCCAACAGCCCACAACTTGCCTTTAATTTCTTTATCCCAAGTTTTTACTAAAGCCATCCCATCCACCCTCAAACCCTAATTACTTCTAATGCCTGTTCCACACTCTCAACCACATAAACACGGCCTCGCCATGTCTGATGCCATACCACCTGGTCTGGTGTAAGTTTTCTATCTGATTTAGGTTTTGCCCCATCCTTCACTTCAATCAAGAAATTTAATCCCCGAATGCCTACCAGTAGATCTGGACAACCTTTGCCAGTTGAAGCAAGTGACTGAACACTTGCCCCAACCTGACGTAACGCTTTAACAATTTCAGTCTGATTTGCATCAACCTTTGCGGCTCTACGCATTAGCCCCTCTTTTAATCAAATCAAAGCACCCAAAGTTTCCAACAAACTTATTTCCACTATCATCTATTGCAGCAACCGCAAATTTTTTAACATGCGTCACAGTGAGCATGCTTGTTGGTTGCTTCCAAATCTCCACGTTATGCATCACATGATCACCAACATTAAATGGGTTATTTATGTTCATCTCTCAATCACCTTCGTATTCGGGCTAATGTGGTTTTTGATATCGCTGCAATGGTCAGTAATATCTCGGATCATCTGCACGACCTTGGAGTTGTCACCCACAAACATGGCACCACCTTCGATTTTTTCTTGGCCCAGCTCCACATAGGCAGCCAATTCTTCCGCTTCGCTGCGACCGTAATAGTGATGATCAATTTCAGATTTAATATCGGCCAGTTTGATTGCCACATCCATTGGGTCGCACTTGCCCCAATACTCAAGCCACTTCTGGTATCCATCGCTATACCGAAACCACTTACCATCCTCTCTTTGAGCGAAATACATCTCACCATCTAAGCAAGGAACTACCGCATACGAATGCTCCGGTGCCCTATCCACAATCTGCTTACACTTTTCCAATCCTAATTTTTTGATTAAGTTCATGCTGCTGCTCCCTGCAATTCATACTTGCGGCACATTCCCCGCACCACCCGTTCAGCTTTGAAAATGTTGTAGGCCTCAATATCCTTGAAAATCACTTCTGTTTTGATGTAAGTCAGGCTCTTGAAAAGCTTGTAGCCCTTCTTCCGATATTCAGCGTGAATGTCATCCATTTCTTCACTAATGCCTTTCCATCTGCGCTTGATGTCGCCATCCACAATTTTTAAATCTGGATTACCACCAACACGGAATTCATCCCATTTCATCACTGGCAATTCAAACTGACGCGCATCATCGATAATGTTGCTCGGGTCATCCTCGTGGTAGTAATACGAGTCAATCCCCACAAAAAACTCATAAGCATCTTTGGTCAGGTCGTTAATCAGCGGCACGATCAGATCGCCATCATGCAGCGCGTAAATCTTGTTGATGATTTCTGACTTGGTTAAACCTATCGCATTGTATTTTTGACAAGCTTCTTCCACTTCCACGGCTTCAAAACTCATCCAAAGCTCATAAGGCTTTTGCGATTCACGCTGCACCAGATTGACCAACTTGTTCGGGTTATATTTCTTATTGCGCTTTTTCATCCCTGCACTCCAAATAGTTGTTTAGCTTTGTCGGTTGCTTTTAGGCTTAATGGTTTTGAGCTGTTTGATTCTAAATATCCTTCAGCCATGAGCTGCCTAATAAAAGTCAAGGTTGCTCGCTCTGAGACTCCAATCCACTGCTTGACCTCAAGCACACTTGTTCTGCCTCTCTTTTCGATAACCCCCCTTAAAACAATCACAAGTCGCTCACCTTGTTTGACCGCGTGGCGAGTGCTGAAACAATCCACGGTCTTATTATCGTTTTGGTCTTTCATGCTTCACCCACCCGTTCCACAATCGTCTTAATGGCCTTAAGCGTTAATTCATGGTCATCACTCGGCACAACGAATAGGCTTGCAATCATTTGCACTTTCTTGGCGTACTTACGAGCATCTTTGCGATATCCATTACGCTCACGGTCTAGCTTTTCATTAAAGGCAAGCAGCTCGGCATGTTCTTTTTGAAGCTGCTTAAGATTCATTTCTAGGTAATCATTCACACCCCACCCCCTGCGCTTTGCCCAACAATTTGCAACTGCGTGTAATATTCAGGACTCAAATCACAGAAAGTGGCCCGACCTAAATCAGTCGCCAGGCGAACCGTTCCAGTTGATCCGTTACGTGCCTTACCAATGATGATTTCCGCTGTGCCTGCTTCTTTTGAATCCTTGTTGTAAACCTCGTCACGGTAGATAAACATGATGATGTCTGCATCTTGCTCAATAGCGCCTGACTCACGAATATCTGACATCACTGGACGCTTGTTTGGTCGCTGCTCCAAAGATCGGTTGAGCTGTGACAAGGCAATCACTGGGCAACCAAAGTCCTTGGCAATCTTTTTAAGGCCCCATGAAATGTCACCAATCTCCTGCACCTTGTTTCCTGTTTTCTCAGGTGGGGTCATGATCTGAAGATAATCAACCACGATGGCATTCAATCGACCACCAGTCTTTTGCTGAACCTTACGAGCTTCACGGCGAATATCGGCCAGACTTGGAGAGGCCTTGTCATTGATGAAGATCGGGCATTTTTTCAAAGTGTCGACAGCGCGATAAATACAACCTGCGCCTTCCTCATCAAATACAGCAGAACGGACTTGCTTTAATGGAATCTGACCAAGGCCCGAAATCATTCGCTCCATGATCTGCTCTTTCGACATCTCCCCAGACATGAACAACACCACTTCACCCTGATTTACAGCAAGGTCGAGCATGATGTTCTGGGCCAATGTGGTTTTACCCATCGAAGGACGTGCACCGATAATCACCAGATCGGTACGGTCAATGCGGTCCAGCTTGTTATCCAGTTCAATAAAACCCGTCTTTACCCCCGCTTTGACTTCAATACCGGCATGAATCTTTTGGTGGCGGTCAATGATGTCAGTCAGCACATCTACAGCAATCGCTTCGACGCTCAAAGTTGCTTGCTGGGTCGTTGTGTTATCAAGACCAGAAACCAGTGACTGCACCTTTTCAATTGCGGTTTCACCGGTGTAAGTCAGCGTATCGTTGGCAATAGTGCTGATATGCTTGCTCAGGTCTGCAATCTTTCTGCGAGTGGATAAATCTTTTAGGGTTTTGATGTGCGTAGGAATGAGCCTAGGAAGCGATATAGCACTCGATAGCTCCATGATGTACGTTTCATCGACCTGGGTGCTTTCTGTTGGATTTGAGCGAATCTGCTCCCAAACAACAACTGCATCATGCCCTTCGCCCTTTAGGTGCTGGCGTTTGATGTAATTGAAAATGACTTGGTGGCGGCTGGCATAGAAATCACTTTCTTCCAGTTGCTCGATGTAGTCACCAGATCCAGCGAAGTCCATGAACGAACATAAGACAGCTTGTTCGGTAGGAATCGAAAATAACTCAGTCATTGCTCATCCCCTTAAATTTCTTAGCCACACCTTTGAAAACTGGTGCTGCTGGTTGGTCAGGGGTTGGCACTGGTTGAGAGTTCTGAAACTCAGAAAGATTAATGTTACTCAACCAAGATGAGTTGAAGCCCTGCCAGTTTCTTTCGATGCAAATTTTTAAAGCTGTATTCACATCAAGATTGGATTTATCTAACTCGCGTTTAAATCCGTTGAAAGCAGTTTCGGTGTTAGAAGCTTTTTTGGTTTTTCGTACAAGCATCCAGTCACTAATAAGTTGAGTTTCTGCGCCAAGGTTTTTTAGCTCCTGAGCAAAATTAAACTTAATAATAGTTTTAGATTCTTTTTTAGTTCCTTTTAGGTTCTGTGTACCGTTTTTGGGACTGTTAGGTGGTAAAAACGGTACTGTTTCTTGGTAATTTTGGGACTGTTCCGTTTTTGGAACTGTTCCAAAATTGGTACTGTTTAATTCTTCATCTTCACGAGTCTTAATCCCTAACAGGCGGTACACAACAACTTGCTTGGTAATCCCTTTTCGGTGACCCGTGTCTTCAACCAAACCAAGTTCACATAGCTCAGAAATTACCTTCATGATCGTTTTTCGGTTCAGATGAGTGTCTTTTGTGATGCGCGCCACTGACGGAAAGCAGGTGTGGTATTCACCAGCACGATCAGCCAGAGAGAGCAAGACAAGGCGTTGTGTTGAGCTTTTGACTGGAGCAGACCAAGCCCAACGAGTTGCATCAACACTCATGACATCACCTTCATTGCAAATTTGCATAATTCAGTTTTCGCTTGTGCTAAAGCTTGAGAATTGGCAATCGTTTTTTCAGTTGCATATCGCTCGACTGCTTTTTGAAACAAATAAATCTTTCTGTTTACTTCTATTTCAGTTAAAATTTGATTATTCATAATGGGTTCCAACCTTTTGAATATTAAAAGCCTGATCCACGAAATCAGGCTTTTTCTCGTTGTAGAGCTGATAAATACTTTGCACACTCGCCCTTCATGGCTTTACGCAAAGACTGAATTTTGTGTTCGATCTCTTCCAGGATGCGAT